TAGATACAACTGTTCCACTTTCTGTTAATCCTGTCATTCCTGGCTGTGCTACATTTTCTGCTGGGCCGCCTGAGCTAATTTGTTGTACTACTTGAGTAGTGTCTGTTGTATATCTTATTATTCTTCCACATTCATCATATACTGGTACTTGCTCTGATAACTGTACTGTAGGATCTCCATCGTTTTCTAATTTTGCAATCATTTCTTGTTCAAGTATATAATAAAAAATATTATTACCTGCTGAGTCTACTGCATAACCTTTTAAACTATTATATAACGCTTGTAAATTACTTGCATATTGTTGACTCTTTGCTAGAGTCATATTATCCATATCTACTGCTACACCAACTTGTGTGTTTACCCGTGTACTTGGTGCAAAAATACTGCCACCGTTTGATTCTGTTCCGCTAAAATTGTTCTCAAACTCAATAAGATTTTTGATATCATTACTAAATGCATTTAGATCACTAATAATACTATTTCTTAACGAAGTAGGCATTCCTAATAGGTTATCAATATTATCACCTAACTGTTTTAATAATCCACCAGTAAACAAGTTTGGATTAAATTTACCATCACTGCCAATACATCCACCAATATCACTATCTAACATAGTTCCTAATGTATCTAATATATCTTTACCCGCACCTGTAAAACTTCCTGTTGCATCTTTTAATACGTTTGGAATAGCACGTGGAACAATGGGTGTACCACAGAAGTTAATCATGTTAGCAATAGCGGCAAACTCTGCCACTGCGGCATTAAGTCTGCTTAATGCATTATCAATGTTAGTATGTGCTATGAATTCATCTAAGGCAGCTTCTGCTTCAAGTAACGCATTTTTTAAATCTGATAAAGCTGAAGGTAGTTCTGGTATTAATCTGCCTATGTTAATTTTTAAACATATTTGCAAATTAGGTAATTTTACACCGTTACCGGCTAGTAAACTACATATAATTTCTTTTAAACTAAATGATTGTGTTTGTGGAGTAATAGTTCCATTATTTAGGTCTACATCAGCACCAGTAGGAATGTCAACAGTAGTCCTATTGATATAATCACTTGCATTTTTTACTCCATCTACAAAATCACTCATGCTATGCTCCTATATGTACATCTGGACTACCAGAGGTTGCTGATGGACTGCAATGAGGTCCGCCCGGTAATGGACATAATGAATCGGATGCAGCTGAGTTGCCGTTTAATACAACCAATACTTCGCCAACAAATACCTTGTTGCATGCAGCGTTTAGTTCACCACCGCCATGTGTGTTCGGATCATTGTCTACACTGATTGGTCTATTATTTACAAATACTCTAGAGTTGTTTGATGCAGTTGTACCTGCACCGCAACTACGTGAGTCTCCATTTCTATGAACCTGTGGCACTTGCTATTGCTATTCCTGTACTTTGTTTAATATACATTTCACTGGCATCCTTTGCTGACTTAACTATGCATATAATGTTATTTATCTTTAACTTTACTTTGGTGTCTGGTGCAATTGTAAACATATACGGAGCTAGTGCCATTCCATTTTGTGCTGCAATTAAAATATAAGGTTTAACAACCGTAACTACATCTTCGTTTTCATCTTCAAAACGTGCAATCATTTCTTCACCCGAAGAAAGTTTAATACTTACTACATCACTTACTTTATACTGTGCTTCTATTAACATATGTTATCCTTTATAATGAATGTCCGGTACCATTGTAACTTGTATCTTCAATGTACTTGACTAGTTGATCGTACCCACCTATTTTGTTGCCACTAACAACAATCTGTGGGAATGTTCTGGCAGTTGGAAATTCTTCTACCATAACTTCTCTTGTGAAATCTTTATCTAACTGCTTGTATTCGAAATCTAAACCTCTAGACTCGCATAACCTTTTAGCGGCGTCACAATAACCGCATTGTGTTTTTCCATAAATTGTAATCATAAACTCATCCCTGAAAATGTGTCTTCACCTACGTCTTTTTTCACACCACCAATAATATAAGAACTAATCTCTGTTTCTTGCGGTGCTACTTGTACTTCTGCTCCACTAATCCATTTTTGTGTCCATGGTAGTGGGTTTGCTTGTGAAGTTGTATAAGGACACTTCATGCCAAGTCCTATCATACGCTTACAACAAATCCATTCAATGTAGTCGCTCAACAACTGTGCATTAAGACCAATCATTGATCCATCCTTAAACAAATAGTTTGCCCATTCTTTTTCTTGCTCAACTGCATCAACGAACATTTGTGTTACTTCGTCTTTACATTCTTCTGCAATTTTTAGGAAGTCTGGGTCTTCTTTTGTTAACACTTTTGATAACAAGTACTGTGTACTTGCTAAGTGTACGTTTTCGTCACGGGCAATAAACTTAATAATCTTAGCATTGCCTTCCATCTTTTTAAGTTCTGCAAATGCCCAAGAGCATGCGAAACTTACATAGAAACGAATTCCTTCTAAAATGTTAACACTATTCATTGTTAACCAAATCTTTTTCTTTAATTCATATTCATCTACTTCAACTATTTTACCGTTTACTTTGTGTTTACCTACACCTAATAATTGATAATATTGAGATAGTTCAATAAGCTCATCATAGTATTTTGAAATGTCATCGCCACAGTCGGTAATTTCTTTACTGTCCATTAACTCGTCAAATATTACAGTAGGATTAGAGTAAATGTTACGGATAATGTGTGTATAACTTCTACTGTGAATTGTTTCACTAAATGTCCAAGTCATAATCCAATTTTCTAATTCTGGTAAACTTGTAATAGGACCAAATGCTTCAACTGGTGCTCTACCCTGTACACTGTCTAGTAAGATTTGCCTTTTGAGATTAGCAGTAAAAATGTGTTGCTCATGCTCTGTGAGATTTTTAAAATCTTGTGAATCTTTACTAACATCCACTTCTTCAGGACGCCAAAAGAATCCTAACTGTTTATCAGTTAGTTTATCAAACTGTTTGTATTTCACAGTATCATATCGTTGAAAGCCTAATTGGCCATCTAGAAATGCATTACATTCAGTGTGGTATTTTTCATTTTTTGTGTTTAAAATTGTCATTCATGTGTTTCCTTAAATTGTGCAACTATCACAGTAGTCGTCATATTCATCGTCTGATTCAAAACTATCTCTTCCTAATAGTTCTTCTTTATTTTGCTTATCAAAATCAATTTCGCCCTGTCCGTCAAATGTATTGAAGTAATACAATTGCTTACCACCATACTTGTAAAACATTACAAGATGTTGTAACATGACACTCATTGGTATCTTTTCTTCTTCATAGAATTCTGGGTTATAGCTTGTATTAACACTGATACCTTGATCAATATACTTTTGTAATACTGCCATAATTTTTAAGTAACCTTCTGGACTACGCTGGTCCCACAGTAGGTCATATTTGTTCTTTAAGCGTGGATAACCAGGAACCACTTGCTTTAGTACTCCGTGTTTACTTTGCTTAACACTAACAAATGCACGTGGTGGTTCAATACCGTTCGTGCTGTTGCTAATTTGTGCTGATGTTTCAGCAGGCATAAGTGCCATTAGTGTACTATTGCGAATACCTGTTGCTTTAAGTTGTTCACGCAAACCTTCCCAATCTTGTCTTTCTTTGTGAGGTACTAGCTCATCTAATTCTTGCTTGTATGTTTGATTAGGAGTAATTCCATCGCCGTATTTTGTTTCATATATACCATCAATGTTTCCTTTATCAATGGCCAAATCTGCACTTGCTTTAATTAAGTAATAACTCCATGCTTCTGCCCATTCGTCTACTAATTCTAATCCATCTTTATCAATATCTTGATAATTTAAATCATTCTTTGCTAACCAAAATGCAAAGTTAATAATACCAATACCCAATGGACGTCTTTTTGCTGTGCTTAGTTCTGCGGCTAATACTGGATACTTTTGATAATCCAATAGCTCATCTAGTCCACGCACTGCAAGTCTACATACTCGTTCAAAATCTCCTGGAGATTTAATGTTACCCCAATTAATTGCACTTAATGTACATAAACTAATTTCTCCATGTGTATCACTGAAAAAAGATAATGGTTTAGTAGGCAAGTTAATCTCACAACATAAGTTGCTTTGTTTAATAGGTGCTACTTCTGGCTTAAACGCTCCATGTGTATTTGCATGATCCACATTCATTAAGTAAATGCGTCCAGTGTTTTTGCGTTCTTCCATAAACTGTCCAAATAGTTCTGCCGCTGGCATAACTTTCTTTCGTGTTACTGTACGCTCTGCTTCTTCATATAATTCTTTAAATTTGTCTTGATCATCAAAAAAGGCCTCATATAGACCTGGTACATCCGATGGTGAAAATAAAGTAATATCTCCGCCTGTGAGTAGACGTTCGTACATAAGTTTATTAAACTGTACTCCATAGTCCATATGCCTAACACGATTGTCTTCTGTACCTTTGTTATTTTTGAGAACAAGTAATTCTTCTGCTTCCATATGCCAAATTGGATAATATAGTGTTGCGGCTCCGCCTCTTACTCCACCTTGTGAGCAAGACTTAACAGAACTTTGAAATAACTTATAAAATGGAATAACACCAGTATGTGATGCGTCACCATTTCTAATTGGACTTCCTATTGAACGAATACTTCCTGCTCCAATGCCAATACCTGCTTTTTGACTTACATACTTTACAATAGCACTACTAGTTGCGTTAATGCTATCAAGACTATCATCGGTCTCAATAAGAACACAACTAGAAAATTGTCGTTGTGGTGTTCTGAGGCCTGCCATAATAGGTGTAGGCAAACTAATGTCAAAATTACTGATAGCGTCATAGTATTCCTTCACATACTTCATTCTAGTTTCTTTTGGATATGTAGCAAACAACGTTGCAGATATCATCATGTATGCAATTTGTGGTGTTTCGAATATTTCGCCTGTTACACGATTTTGTACTAAGTATTTTCCACGAAACTGTTCCATGCCAACATATGTAATGTTTTCATCTCTGTCGTGTTTAATATAATTGTTTAATGTATTAATTTCTTCATCGCTATAAACGGAGAAAAAACTTTCATCGTAATGTCCTAGGTCAACATTTCTGCGAGCAATCTCTTTAAGATGAGGAGGCTCAAAAGATTGATAAACTATCTTTCGCAAATGATAGTTAATTAATCTGCCTGCTACCCATTGATAATTTGGAGTTTCTTCACTGATAAGATCAGCTGCTGCTTTAATTAATGTTTCTTGAATGTTTGCACTTTCAATTCCATTATAAAATTGTAAATGACTTTTTAATTCTACTTGACTTGCACTTACGCCTGTTACATCGTTGCATGCATAAAATACTACTTTATGCATTTTCTCTAGATCTAATTCTTCGCGAGATCCATCACGCTTTACTATTGTTATATCTTTACTCATTCGCCATCCAATTTCTTTCGTTTATAATCTTAGTAAGATTATTTTACCAAGGTACTTACTTGTATATCAGCAAGTACATTGAATTCATTCATTACTTCTTTTGTGTTTATACTATCATAATTATAGTTTAAAATATGCATATCGTCAACCAAAACTATTAGCTTTATCTCACTATTTTCCACATTTTGTACATGTAATATTCTACAAGGAATATCACTGTAATGCAGAGTATATGCCATACACAAACCTACAACATTTTCATCGTAGTTATTTGTATTTAACAAGTCCCAAGGATTAGGCCATGTAGTGTGATCATACGGATCAATAACTCTAGTACCCAAGGGCGTAGTTTTCCAAAAATCAATTACAACTCTTAGTTGTGAATTTCTATCTGAAACTTCTACTATTTCTTTTCTTAATTCGCGCCACCTACGAAGTCTAGGTTTCAGCGGTAATTGCCACGTATCTTTCATTTAAGTTACTTAAATGATTTTTGTATGTATGTAAATTCGTGTGAATTTGTTACATCAGTTGTATCAAATGCTAAAAGCCATTTATCGCCATCAGCTGCTAAACTAAATTCAACAGGTACTGTTCCATTGGAAATATCGTATTCATCTTTAATAGACGAGTTAGTAGCTGTTCCAGTTTTATCAATTAATATTTTTAATGTACCATGTCTAAATCCAGTTGCAACTGATAATGTATAATCAAGTGTTATGCTATCTTTATTATCAATTAAAAATGATACTTCTTTGGTTCCTGCAATAATATTCTCAGGAGTTCCGGCTGCTTGAGCTTTAGCAAATGTGATTGTTTTTGGTGGGTTTGGAAATGCTTCCGCATTATACCCAAACTCTCTATTATAATTAAAATAAACTATATCATTAACATCGGGTACTCTGTTTCCAGAAAGAATTAAACCATCAACATTTATTTTTACTGTTTCATCTTCAAATGAAATTAACGAACCAGGGACTTCAATATTAGTAGTCGAATCAAATGGATCAATTGTTATAGAGTAAGTAACTTCATTTAATAATTCAATAAAACTTTCAGTAATAGGAGTACTACCTACTGTAAATTCATATTGCCATTCAGTTAATGTACACGTACCTTTAGACCCTTGAATAGGTTCCATTCCCATAAAAACCTTTTGTACATCAGTTGCCAATCCTAATTCACCAGGAAGTAGTTTTGGAAGCTGTGCTATATCGCCTTTACGTGCAGTTATTCTTGCTTTAGTTACTGTTGCCATAATTGTTTCTTCCTTATATTAATGTATTTATGATAGGCGGTAGAATTTTTCTAACCTTTGAGCCCACTTTATTTCCCAATCTTTGAAATCATTTGTGTCACTTTCAAATAGTTGCCATTCACAATCTCCACTACACATAAAGATAGCAATACGGCTAATATCAGTGCCATACATCTCGTTGTGTGCGTTTGCGTATGCGGCGCCTTGTAGGAAATAATCATCAATCCATTCACGCTTTTTAGGTTTATTTGTTTGTTTAAAGTCCATAATAGTTGCTTCGCCTTTGTATACACCAACTAAATCTGTTGTGCCTGCATACAATTCTTTTGCTACTAAGTTTACTTCTGTACCCCATATTTCATCAACATCATTTTCAATGTTATCCACAACCACTTGTGCCATTGCTTTAGCTTGTTGATGTACTATATTGTTTCCTGGGTTATATGTTTCGTATTCGCCTAATGCCCAATGTTCTAATATATTGTGCATAACTGTTCCACGATTTGCAGCAGTTGTTGTAATACGCTGTGCTTCTTCTGTACCAACACGCTTACGCCAATTTGCTAACGCTTGTCGCTTTTCTGCTGGTTGTGTAGCACTTAGGATTGTTGTTACACTTGGAACTGGATCGCCCCAAGGATTTTGATATAGACGTTTACCGTCTACACTAGTTCGTTTAAATTCTTGATATGGGTATTGATTTATAATTTTAGGCATACATAAAGTATACTATAATTAAGACAGGATGTCAACGAATTTAGGCAAAATATAATTGTCAAATACCCATTTATTTGCTTTAGGGCTCCAATGGTTATCATCTTCACTAATGATTAAATCATTCTCCAATAACAGTTTATCTTTTAATACATGGATATCCAGTGTTCCATCACTTTCATAGAATTGTTCTTGTACTATTTGCCATATATTAAAATTCTTCAAAAGATAAAGATATGCACTGTCTACATTTTCGTCATTTGGATCTTCTAGCAATTCTAGTTTTATTATATGTTTAAAGTTATACAAACTATCCATGTTGTCATACCAATTTTTGTTAAAATTTTGATAAGCAGTTGACATAGACTGTGCAGACAGCGCCTCTTTTATTGATTTTTCAATATGTGCTGGTGCAGGTGAATTTATATTACGCACTACAGTATCGCTATGAACTGAATACCAGTAATGACAAGAATATGCTAGATTTGTGTAATTCTTATCTACTTCTTCTGATATTTCAAACATTCCATCTTTATCACCGTAGTGTTGAAATGTTCTATGATTGAATGTTCTGTTAGTAACAACCACATCAACATCTTTCATTTTTGCATCAACAATTGCTAATCGAAAATAATCGTAGCCTCGTCCGCCTAATGAATAATTAAAATATTGATGTTGTGGGAATTGTTGTGCTAGTAAATAAGACCAATGATTTTTTCCTTGGCCTTCTTGGTCATAAGCTGAGAAGCTATCCCCAATAAATGCTATTTTCATATTAAATTTCTATTTCTGTTAGTCCGAATTCTCTGTCTAAATATTTGTATTCTACTTTAAC